CACCAGTTTTAAATCCTGGTTTCTTTGCCGCTTTAGTGGGCATAGGTTCGCCCATTAATTTAGCTTTACGTTTTGCTATTTCAGCTTGTTTACTTTTAAATTTTGCATAAGGCTTAGTTTTTTTACCAAAACTAGCTAATTTTTTAACACCTGCTTTTAATAATTTACCTTTTGCCATTTATACCTCACTCATTTTTTCAGACTCTGGATCTAGTTTATTCATCATTTTATACATTCTTTTTGCCCCTTCCATACGACTACCATTGCCAAAGTTTTCTACTGCCTTTGCCGTCATGACAAACTCGCCGTCAGATAGTTTTGCATCAATCATATCGTCTTTAGGACCACCTGGGCCACTGACGTCGCCACCCATGTCCATGTTTAATGTTGCTATTCCTCCAGTGTTCATAAAAGATCCTTGATAAAATGGATTGTCCATCTCACCTTCTATCAGACTTTCATCAACACCGTATAAGAATGCTAATTCTTTTCTTCTTCTACGTTTAGCTGCTTCAAATTCTTCTTCCGGTGTATCACGTCCTGCATATAATCCTGCTGCTTGTGATACTGCTGTAGGTAAGAAGTTTGTTTCAAATCTACCTGTTGGTAAGCCATCTTCAGTCAATACTGCTTTACTAAATATATCTGCATCAGGCATTGTTAATGCTTTGCCTGGCACTTCTTGTGAAAATACAAATTGATCTGCAGCGCCTGTTGCGTTTGGATTTAATGTTCTAGTAAATCCTGGCATAGCATCAGCTTGATTACCTGCGTATTGATTAAGTGATGATGGACCCATCATAGCTGACTCCGGCATTCTACCAAATAAAATATCTTGTGCAGATACTGTCGGTGCTGTGTAAGGCACTGTCGTTGGTGTCATAACTGTTGTTGGTGTTTGAGATGGCATAAAGAAACCTTGATCAACATCAACTTGATCAAAAGGTATTTTTTTCATAACTGATTGTGGTCTTAGTGCTTCTTGTGTTGTAGCACCTGCATTTGCTGCGTTAAATCCTTTTGCTGCATTTGCTGCGCTTAAATATGAAAACGGTATTGACGTAAGGCCTGCTGCCATTGCTGCTTGAGCTGGTCTTCTTGATCCACTGAGTGCTGCTGTACCATAACCAAGTGCTGTTTGTTTTAATGCATTGGCCATAAGCGGTGACATATTTTTAAATAAACTCATTTTACCACCTAGTGCACCAAATGCTGGTCCTGCAACTGCAGTAAGCGCCATTGGTAGTGCCATTTGCACTATCGGGTTCTTCATTAATTTACTTAAAAATCCCATACTATCTTAATAAACTCGCTATTCCGCCACGGTTTGCTGCCATGTAATCGTCTGGATCTAAACCTGCTTCTATCATTTTTAATATTGTTCTGTAATCTGAAGGATCAACTGCTGCTTGTTCCATGCCTCCAGCCATAGGAAATTGTTCTATTTGATTAGTGTTAGGGTCTACTGTTCTAAAAATTGCATCATCATAACCTCCACCATACATTTTATTAAATTGATTAGGATTTATAGAACCTTCTGAAAAAGTTGTTCTTTGACGTGGAGCACCCTCTAAATATCCGTATTCATCATATAATCTATTACTAGGACGAGCGTCTTCCGTTCTTCTATAAGTACCACGAATTGATGCATCTTCAGGAGAACCAAAAAAACTTTCTTCTCTACCAGGTTCCATATGAGAATATTTAAATGCTAAATCAGGTCTTCCTAACATATCTAAACCAGTAAAAGATTCTGGTTTTTGTAATGGCAATCCCCTTTCTGGCCGAGGACTCATCATTGGCCTCATAGGATTCATACCTGGCGGAGGTCTAAAAGGTTCCATTGGTCCTGGCATTGGCATTGGCATAGGTCTTGGCATTGGTGCCGGTATTGGCATTTGATATGGCATATCCTCTGGACTAAATCTAGGCATAGGTCTTGAAGGCATTCTGTTGTTTGCTATTTCTACACCTGGTTGTCTGTTGCTTGATAGCCTGTATCCTAATGAAGGGCTACTCCTTCTTTCTTCTGGTTTTCTAAATGCCATTACGAACTGCCTCCGAATATGTCTGGCAATTTGTTAACTTGAATTGCCACATCGCGTTTAATATCTTCTTTTTTTGTGCTAGTTGCAGGGTCATTTATATCATCATCTGCTTCTTTTTCATCAGCATAGACTTTCCCTGTAGTTGCGTGCTTTATGACAGTATTTGTTTCTACGTCAATTTTAGGAATTGTACTTCCTGCAATCACGGTAATGTCGTCTTTTATAGCCATTTTTTATCCTTTATGCAATGATTAACTTATCTCTAACACACTAAGAACAACATGTAAATCATTAGCGTTTTCTGCTTGTATTTTGATTATCTCTGATTCTTTCGCTATCAAAGGTGCGAGAGAACTAGTAGAAGAATCGGCAGAAAACTGGCTTGAATTACCTGCAGCCAAGAGTTCTTGTGTTGTTTTACTTTCTATATCTCTACTTAATTGTAGAGTGAAACTTGTGCTATCTGTATCTACTAAATACAAAGATACCTCACAATTATTAGAAGCATCGACATTAGCCACACGCACAGACTTTATTATAGCTGTTGTTTGTGCAGGCACAGTATACAATGTTGTTAAATTTGTCGTTGATAAAACTACTTTATAATTTGTGTATACGTTTGCCATTACGATAAAAACCAAGTTACAGCTTCAGATTCATCTCTAAGTGGTTCTGAAGTATATGTGTTATTTAGTGCAAAAATTAATTGTTCTAATGTCTGTACCATTTGTGACATTTGAGATTGATCATATTCTTCTCTTGCCTGTGGTATTATAGGTATTGTTATCTTAGTCATTATCCACCCCTCATACCATCTGGTTTACCGTCAACTCTAAGTGTGCCATAACGCCACTTATCATCAACAGCATCACTTGATACACGCAGTGCAAGTTGTCTGCCTCGTATACGTGTGTCTTGTTTTGTTGTGCTTGTTGTTATAGTAAAAGGTCCGTGTGTTTTTTGTGTGGCCGATGGATATGGTCTTGATTTTACTGTTACATCTACCTCACCTGTTTGATTTTTAAAATCAGGTATAAATCTAGATATAGATAAAAATTGATCACCATCACCAACATCAATATCACCTGATTCTATATGACAATTCATTGCTGCACCATCGTTGTTCACACCTTCTTCATGTAAATATATAAGTGTTCTTCCTTCTTTAACGCCATTAATTGTAGATATAGTATCAGTGGTAGCACCAGCTTCAAACTCTGCTGCGTATGGATTTGAATACACACCACGATCTGCCCAAGAGCTACGTGCTAATGTTCCTATGTACCATATCTTTTCAGCATAATTGTATGTCACGTTTCTATCTATTTGTGTGGAATTCTTAGATGGATAAAACCATATTACTTCATTAAAATCAGAATTAACAGCACAGAATACATCACCCAATGCGTTGTTGTTTATGTCATCAAAAACATAATCTTGCACACTACACGGTATTTTTTTAACTGCACCATCAAATAAGAAAAAAGAATCATTACCCATCCAGTATGCTATACCGTTTACATCTACTGCAGCATTGATACCTACAGCTCCACAGTTTGTACCTAGTTGTCTAAATCCAAAAGTAAAAGGTGGGCCAATAAATTGCATTTGATATAAAGCAGTATCAGTGTAAATTAATATAACACCTCTAGATCTAACAGCTGCATTTATTTGATTACCATCTGTAAGTCTCTGTGATCCAGCTGTGTTAGTAGCGGTTGGTGTCCATGTTGCCGGATCTTCTTGATCTGAAAAACGTATAAACATATTATCTTGTGTAGATGATGTGCCTATGGTTGTTTCTGTTCCAAAACAAATAACGTGCCTATCATCACCAGATACTAACATAAATCTAGATTTAGTTGGCGCATTAGCAACATTAGTTCTTGCTGCTAAATTACTTGATAATCCACTTGAAGTGTCCCAATAATAAAGACTACCATTAAATTGTTGTGCTAATACATCTTCACCCCAGTTATCTAAAGCCCATTTACCAGATTGTAATAAAACACCATCAGCACCTGTTAAACCTTCACGGGAAGAATCCCATGTTGATGCGTTCCAAGTACCAGCACCCCACCCATATCCATATATAGATGTAGGTAATCCTGTGTTTATTTGGTAGGTAGCGTTAGCTGTAGCGCCAGTTGCATCAGAACTAGCTGCAGCACCGGCAATTATTGTATAAGTATTACCAGTAGGAACTGTTTGTATCTCAAACTCACCTTGTAAATTTGCTGCTGATATACCCCCCACGGCACCACTTACACTAGCTATTGTAACAAAATCACCTATCAGTGCACCGTGGCTAGAATCAGTTACAATTACAGAAGTAGATCCGTTTGTTGTTTCAAACTGTGTTATGTTACCTGTGCCAGTAGCACGTGTAGGTGTGATGTCGGCGTAGCTACCCTCTGAGTATGCGTATAATTTTTTGTTTGTACCATATACAGCATAGTTTACACCTTTAAGATCTGAGTAAGTTAGTATAGCACGAGTAGCACCAAGCAATGCATCACTTGTTACTTTTTCCCAACCACCTATTTTTTCTGGTTGACCATAACGAAAACGAATATTATCGCCATCTACCCATCTACCTTCTGCACCGTACTCGGTGTTTTGTTTATCTATGCCTGGGGCAATTTGTAGTTTAGTTAGTGGCATAGAATGGTATCCAGTAATCTGTGCCATTTATATTGACACGAATATGACCTGTTAGCGATCCTACACTTGTATCTGTGGTAATACTTTTTGTTTGATCTGATCCACTTGTGCCGTCAAATCTTATAAACTCTTGATCTGTATCATCTTGATCTAAAGTTAAACAAGCAACAGCTCCAGAAGAATTTGCTTGATTAATAGTTACAAGCGCACTTGTTGGAGAAGATGTTCCAAAACCTATTTTATCAGCAGAACCATCGGCAAAGAAAGCGTGTGTTAATGTATTTGTTTCTATTCTAAAATCAAGAGACGCACTAGAATCATTAAATGTAAAACTACCGCCATCAAAGTCAACGTTACCAGTTGCTTTTACACCACCAACAACATCTAATTCAGTAGAAGGTGAGTTTGTTTTTATACCAACACGGTCGTTACCTGCATCTGTAAATAATAAGTTTGCATCACCGTTACCTTCAATTCTAAAATCAAGGTCAGCAGATGATTCGTTAAATACAAACGTGCCTCCGTCAAGTGACACATTGCCAGCTACTGCTAATGTTCCATTTGCAGTTATATTACCAGCATCAGCCAACACATCAAACATGGTAGAACCATCCGTATATAAAATGTGTTTTGATCCTGCTACAAGATTTGCTGCTGTTCCACCTGCAGGTTTAAAACCTAAAGTGTTGTTGCCCATGGTTGTTGCATTGTCAACAATGTACCATGTTTCCACAGCTTCACACTGTATTGTAGTATCGCCAGATAGTGTGCCTGTTAATTTTATAATAGCGTTACTTTGTTCATCTGCTGTCGTACCGTCTGTTGCTGTTAGTGAATCTGTTGTACTTGCGATTGCTACAGATACGTAACCCTTAATTGCTGATTCTAATTTTTGTAAATTGTTATTTGTTTTAGTACCCCAAGATCCCGAGTTTTCACCAGTTGCCTGTAGTTCTAAATTTAATGAACTTGAATATGTTGATGCCATTTTATCTCCTTAATCCGTTGATCCTGGTTCTACGTCCGTATATGATGCTGTCATACTATCATCTATTTCACTCCAAATAAAGAAATCTGGTTCACCGACAGATAATGATATAAGATTTTGAAAAGCTTCTCCAAAAGCTGTTTCATCACCAATACTAAATGTTAATTGACCTGCACTTGTTACATCCACATCTGCCCCACCAGTTGCTACCTCAGTTCCTAAAGTAAAACTAGGAGCACCTGCTGTTGTCACAGCAAACACGGCACTGGCTTCTACAGTCTCTGTGCCAATACTAAAACTTGCACTTTGACCTAAAGATAGTTCAACAGTTCCTGCATTAACAACAGTTCCGGGTAGCGCTTCTGCTACTCCAAATTGTCCTATTGCTCCGTGTCCTAGTAACATTAACCCTCTAAAGTTGTTACTCTTGCTTCAAGAGATTCTATTTTTGCCATAGCTTCTTGTAATGCTTTAATAGCTTTCATGTAAAGTATGGAATATTTAACTTCTTTTTTATTTTGTCCTGCTGTAAATACATCTTCGTAACCAGTAATATTACCATCGTCATCTATTATAGGTACAGCACCATTATCTGCTGTGCCATCGACAACTGTTCCGAAATCAGAACTTAAAGCAACATCTTCTTTTTCTGGTTTATTTTCTTCAACTAAACCATTCATTCCAGATGCTTCTAATTCTTGAGCTATAACTCCAAGATGATAAGGAGTGTTATCTGCACCATCTCTATTTACATATTTTTTTAATTTAAATTTTCTTATTTTTAATGCTTTAATATCATCCCATTGAGAACTAGCATCATCAATATCTTGTTTAACTCTGCTATCTGAAAGTGAGCCGTAAGAGTTGTTTGTGTTTAGAACATTACCACTATCTTGAACTTGAAATGTCATTCCTCCGCCATTTTTACCCTGTATAATAGAATAACTATTATTACTTGTATTTCTATCCCCTTCAAAAAGAGTAACTGTGGAGTCATAACTAGCACTAGTACAAGAAGTTTTTATACCTATGGCATTATCTGACCTTTCAACATGAAGTTTACCACCCATAGTTGAAACACCTAGTCCTACATTACCAGAACTATCAATACGCACTTTTTCAGAACCATTAGTATGAAATCTTAAATTATTTCCATTATGTTCATATATAACCGCACCTGCATCAGAATCATCACTGTCTCCAAAAGCAATTTTACCATTTGCAGTTGTGCTACCTAAAATTGTTAAACCACCTGCGGCACTGTTTTCTAATACTAATTCATCAGAATCTGTTCCTGCTGTAGCACTAGTGTCTGCTGTTCTTACATGAAGAACCCCTTGGTCTCTAGCAGTTCCAACACCTAAAGTTGGTGTAGTTATCGTACTACCCGATTGTGCTGTAAATGTATTTGCAGTAAACTGAAAATCATCTGCACCTGCTATCTTAATGTCTATTTGGTCATCTGTACTTGCGTGAAGACTTGTGTCACCATCAGCATCTAAAATTAGTTCTGTACCATTTAAGTCTGCATCTAATGGGC